TGGGACAAAGAGGCCCGATAAAAGCGAGTTTTTCAAATTTCGTATCATGAAACAAACTGCTTAAAAAAGAGGCAGGTTCGCAACTGCGAAACGAGTTCGCTGAAATCTGCAAGTTTGCTTCGCAAGTGCGAAATGGCATACTCCGCGCCCATGCACGCAGACTTTGACCTTGAAGCGGACGGATCAGTTCGCCCCCGCACCCACGGTGGAGCCCGAGCAGGGGCCGGTCGAAAACCAGCCGGGTATCAAAAACCCGAAGAGGTAGTCGATTACGAGAAGGCGAAGGCCCGCCACGAGGCCGCAAAAGCCGATCTCGCCGAACTGGACTACAAGATCAAGTCGGGGGAGTACGTCAGCCGCGCCTCGGTGCGTCAGGCGGTGGCTACGGTCATGGCGGGCTTCGTGCAGACCATGCGTAGCGTCAGCGACAACCTAGAACGCAAGGGGGTTTCCCCTGATCTCTGCGTGCAGGTTGATGCGGTAATCAACGACGCCCTGGCCGATGTTGGCCGAGACCTCCAAATGCTCGGTGGCGATGACTGACGACTGGCATTTCGCAGCCGCCATCGCGGATATTTGCGCATCGCACCACGCATTCACGCCACCCAGCGCCACGACGGTTGCCGAGGGTGCGCAGCAGGTACTCATCATCAAGCAGCCGGGGGCTGCTGGTGGCCCCTGGAGCCCTGACGAAACGCCCTACATGGTCGAGCCGATGAACATGCTCGCCAGTCGGCTCCACGAGGCGGTGGTTTTTGCTGGCCCTGCGCGTACCGGCAAGACGATGGGCTTGCTGATCGGCGCTGCCGCGCACTTCGTCGTCAACGACCCCGGCGACATCCTGTTCGTGCAGATGACGCAGGACAAAGCGCGGGAGTTTTCCAAGACCGACGTGCGCCGAGCAATCGACAACTCGCCGTCGCTGCGGGCGATGCTGAGTGTCAACGCGGCTGACCGCAACACCCACGACATCATGTTCAGAAACGGCGTGTGGTTGCGCATCGCGTGGCCGACCGTTTCCAACGTCTCGGGTTCGACCTACCGATTCGCCTTCATCACCGACCTAGACCGAATCCCCAACGCCGAAAACATCGAAGGGGAGGGGCCGCTTTTCGACCTAGCCCGCAAGCGGACGACCACGCTTTTGAGCCGTGGCATGTGCTTGGCCGAGTCGAGCCCCGGCATCGAGATCACGGACCCCGGCTGGACGCCGGCCACGCGCCACGAAGCGCCGCCCGTGACGGGCATCCTGGGCATCTACAACCGATCCGACCGCCGACGCTGGTACTGGACTTGCCCTGACTGCGACAGCGAGTTCGAGGCGGCTCCCGGCCTGGGGCTGTTCAACCTGCCGGAAGACCGGGAGCTTGTGGAGTTGGCGCGAACCGCCGACATCACAGCCATCGCCAAGCAGTACGGGCGTCGGATCATCTGCCCGCACTGCGGCGTGGAAATTCCATTCGCGAAGCGCACCGAGATGAACCGCACCGGGCGCTGGGTGACGGACGGCGAGGCCAGCAGCAAGATCGCAGGGTATTGGCTCGGCGGTGTAGCCGCCGCCTACCAAACCTGGGAGAGCCTGATCCTGCGCTACCTGCAAGGGCTGCGCGACTACGCGCTGACGGGCTCCGAAGAAGCACTGAAGGCGACCATCAACACCGACCAGGGGATGCCGTACATGGCGCGGCACTTGGTCGAGATGCGCGCCAGCGCCAGCAGCCCCCAGGAACGCGCCGAGGACTTGCCGCGCTATGTGGTGCCTGACGAGACCCGGTGCGTCCTCGCGGCGGTTGACGTGCAGGGTGGCGCTGCCGCCCGGTTCGTCGTTCAAGTTCACGCGGTTGGCGCGCACGGCGAGCAATGGCTGGTGGACCGCTTCGACATCCGGCACTCGCGCCGTGAGGGCATGGGTGAAGAGTTTGCGCCCATCGACCCGGGCGGCTACCCCGAGGATTGGGACCAGCTAACCGAGAAACTGCTACGGGCAACGTGGCGCACGAACGACCCAACCCGCGAGATCAAGCTGAAGTCGATCATCGTGGACACGGGCGGCGAGGACGGCGTGGCCGCCAACGCCTATGCGTGGTGGCGACGGCTTCGCACCGAGGGTATTTCCGCTCGGGCGCACCTCTACAAAGGTGCCAGCACGCCGACCGCGCCGACACTCAAGCGCACCTGGGTTGGCAAGCGCAAAGAGAAGGACAAGGGCGACGTGCCGCTGTACGTCTGCAACCCGAACCTGTTGAGCGATGCGGTGGACGCGGGCCTTCGCCGGCAGACCCCTGGCCCCTGGTACATCCATTTCCCCAAGCCGAAGCACCCAACACTCAACCCGGAAGGTTGGTTGCCGCAGGCGTTTTTCGATGAACTCGGGGCCGAAGTTCGCCAAGCGAGCGGTGTCTGGAAGCAGGTTCGCAAGCGCAACGAGTCATTCGACTTGTGCCGGATGATCCGCGCCCTGAGCCTGATCCTGGGCCTGGACAAGATCAAGGACTGGAACGCCGTACCTGCGTGGCTCGCGCCGCTCGAACTCAACAGCGAAATCTTGGCCGTCGAAGACCGCCGCGAGATGAAGGCGAACACCGCCGAGGACGTGGTGATGAGCGTGCAACCCAAGGTGCGGATTGTTGGTCCCAAGAAGCGCCCGCGCCGGTCGATCCCGTCGCCATATCTGAGGTAGGGTTTGCACCTAGTTGACACATTTAGCAAATGCGATAGAGTGAAGTCCTTGTCGATGCACAACCCCGCTACGCGGTAACGCCAAAGGGTTGAAAGATGGGTTAGCCGGCAGGCGAAGCCCCCAAAGCTGGTGAGGAAGCGCGGACCCGTTCTCCTTGGGGCCACAAGCCAGAGAAAGCGAGATGGCAGTCGGGGAAGACCGGCACGAACAGGGACAAGAGGGCGCGACAGCGCCATCTGTCAAAGCCACCCCAACGGCTAAAACTTGGGCGCTACGCTGACAGCGAGAGGTTCAGACTAGAAAGGCGACTTTCTAGAGATGGCTGCAAGGGTTGTCGTTTTTCGTGTCACGCCCACACGGGATTCGAGAGTTCTTGAGGACCAGCCATCCCTAGAGTGCCGCCGTTCCCTCCACAGTTCGTGGTCCCCACAAGGCGCAGCGCATAACGGCGGCACTCTACTTTTAAGTCAGCCCAAACTACGGCCCATGATCGGGGCCGCTCCGCAAGGGGAAGCACCGTACTCGGTGGGAGAGCAGTGGGCTGTCTTAAAGGTGCGAGTTAGCTCAGTTGGTAGAGCAGCGGCTTCATACGCCGATTGTCGTTGGTTCAAATCCAGCACTCGCAACCAAAGGACTCAATAGTCCAACAGGAGAAGCCGCGAGCACCCGTGCCAGCACGGGTCGGTAGCCGCCACGTACTTGGTTGGTGAGAGGGCGAATGGCAAGCTACCGGCCTGACGGCGTGGAAAGACACGCGCCTTCAAGTCTGCCGCTCCTTGGGGCGAACGCATGGTGCTACCCGGGCTCTGGCGAGGTTCGATTCCTCGTAAGTCGCACAACGGGCGGCAGACTTGAGGGTTGTAGGCGAATAGGTACAGCCACCCCAATGATATGGGGGCGATGCCGGTAACGGCTCGCGTGTGGGTTCGATCCCCACCAAAACCCTCAACCTTCAAGTCTGCTGCTTCCTGTTCCTGTCCAAGAAGGCAGGCCCTAAGCGGGTGGCGGCAGACTTGAGGGTGCAGCAAGTAACGGGGCCGCACCCTCATCTCCGACGTTGTAGAACCTCAACCCGGCCCTGTGCCGGGTTCTTTTTTGCCCCCGACGAATTTCCGCTGAATTTCGGGCGAAATTAAGCCGCAGGCGACTAAGCCACCGGCTCGCGGACACTGCCGGGACTATGGCAGTCACCCAAGCAGACATCGACGCGCTCAACAACGCGATCAAGGCCGGCGTTCGCTCGGTGACGATTGGTGGGCAAACAGTCATCTACAACACGACCGAATCGCTCATCAAGGCGCGCAACGACATGCAGACCACGCTCAACGCGCAAAACGCGCAAGCGGCTGGCACGCGCCGTCACAAGCAAATGGTGCTCGTTCAATCGAGCCGGGGCTACGAATGAGCAACCCGGTCGGTCGTCCCCCGAAGCTCGAAACGCGGATCGCTCGCGCCATCGCCACCGAACTCGGTCGCGAGGCGGGGCCGCAAGCCGTGCGCAACCCGCAAATCCGTGCGCGCTATAACGCCGCAGGCAACGGGCCGCGCATCGCGGGGTGGAATCCACCCAGCAGCGGGCCAAATGCGGCCCTAAGCGGGCTGCAAACGATCCGCAACCGCGCCCGCGACTCGTCGCGCAACGACTGGACCGGCGCGAGCGCCAACCAGAAGTGGGCGACCAACCTCATCGGCATCGGCATCACGCCGCGCTTCAAGCGGATCGCGAGCAAGAGCCGCAAGGCCGCGATTGTCGATCTGTGGACGGATTTCGTCGCCTCGGCTGACGCGGACTGCGTGCTGAACTTCTACGGCCTGCAAACGCTGGTCGTGCGCTCGTGGATGGATGCAGGCGAGTGCTTCGTGCGCCGCCGCGCTCGCTTCTTGGACGAGGGCCTGCCTGTGCCCGTGCAGTTCCAAGTGCTCGAAGCTGACATGGTGCCGCTGTTCAACGCCGACACCTACGAGGGTTTGCCGGCCGGCAACGTCATCAAGCTCGGTATCGAGTTCAACAAGCGCGGTCGCCGCGTGGCCTATTGGGTCTACAAGGAGCACCCGGGCGAGGACAAGGGCTTCATGACGGCCACGCCGAGCGCGGACACCCTGGTCCGTGTGGCGGCTTCCGAAATGTGCCACATCTTCGAGCCGGTGCGACCTGGGCAACTGCGCGGCGTCTCGATGCTGGCTCCAGTGCTCACGCGCCTGCGCAACATCGAGAATTACGACGACGCCACGCTGACCCGTCAGCAGTTGGCGAACATGCTCGTGGCCTTCATCAGCCGCAAGCTGCCGCCCATGACCGGCGACGAGGACGTGAACGGACTCACCGGCCAGGACGAGGGTGTGGACGATGAGGGCCGACCGCTCGTGGGCCTGCAACCGGGCTTGGTTCAGGAACTCGAAGACGGGCAAGAGGTGCAGTGGTCGAACCCGCCCGAGGCCGGTACGACCTACAGCGACTACATGCGGACGCAGCACCTCGGTACGAGCGCCGCTGCGGGTCTGCCATACGAAATCTTCTCGGGCGACATCAAGGACATCAGCGACCGCACCCTGCGCGTCATCATCAACGAGTTCCGTCGCTTGGCAGAGCAGCGCCAGTGGCAAGTCGTAATCCCGATGATGTGCGACCCGTGCATCCGCTGGTTCGCCGAGGCCGCGCTGCTGGCCGGTTCCATCACTGCCGACGAGTTCGACAGCGTGCGCCGCGTCGAGTGGGCACCTCACGGCTGGGCCTACATCCATCCGGTGCAGGACGTGCAGGGCAAGCAGATGGAGGTCGATAACGGCTTCCGCAGTCGCACCAGCGTCATCAGCGAGCGCGGCGACGACGCCGAGGTGGTCGATGCCGAGCGCGCAGCCGACCGCGAGCGCGAGATGGAGATGGGTCTGTTCACGGACCCCAGCGGTGCGCTGGATGCCAACGGCAACCCCGTGGAGCCGCCAGAAGACCCGCTGGCCGACGATCCGCAGCAGCAGGTAACCAACTCCCTCCTGACCGCTTTCGCGCGCCTGGAGGGCCGTTTGAGCGCCCCCGCGCCCGCGCCGCAGGCCGCCGCACCCACGATCAACGTCACGAACCACATGCCCGCTACCACGGTCAACAACGCCGTGGACGTGCCCGCGCCGGTCGTCAACGTCGCAGCGCCGAACGTGGACGTGCCCGCGCCCATCGTCAACGTGACCAACACCGTCGAGCCGACGCCCATGAACGTGAGCGTGGCCGCACCCAACGTGACCGTCAACAACGAGGTCGATCAACCTCCTGTCAACGTCAACGTGAGCCTGCCCAAGCGCATGAGCGAGACCAACATCTCGCGCAACGCGGACGGCGACATCGTGCGCAGCACGACCATCGAAAAAGACATCGACTAACCTAAGAAGGAGAGCCCCATGGCTGTCGTTTATTCCGCCGCCGTCAAGACGGCCCGTATGCAAGCCGTTGCCGACGCCATCGGTGCGAACGGCAAACTCGAAATCGGCACGACCGGCATGACGACCGTGCTGGCGACGATCACCCTGGGTGCAACCTCGGGCACCGTCTCGGGCAACGTGCTGACCCTGAGCGGTTTCCCCCGCAGCGACTCGGCCGCCGATGCCACCGGCACCGCCGCCGCCGCTCGCATTCGCACCTCGGCCAACGCCGATGTCATCACCGGGCTGACCGTGACCGCCACTGGCGGCGGTGGCGACGTGCAACTGGACAGCCTGAGCATCACGCTGGGCCAAAACGTCACGATCAACAGCGCCACCTTCACGCACGCCTAACTTGCGGACTTAGCTGACCCAGCCGCCTGTGGTGGTTGGGTCGGTGCTTCACATTCACGAAACGAGGTCCACGCATGGCCGCAACGACAACGACCCTGAACGCCGCGACGACAGCCGGCGACAAGCTCCTGACCGACACGCTGGTCACGGTGGACAGCGCCGCCGCACCGACTGACGCCCGCGCCCAAGTCATGAAGATGGCCTACGGCGCGCAGGGCGATGCCGTCATGGTCAGCAGCACAAGCCCGATGCCGGTGGCCTCTGCGTCAGCGCCGTTTTGGCGCGTGGGCTTTGCAGAGGTTGGTTCGGGCCTGCAAGGTCTTGCGGCTGCGGAACTCGACTTGTTGCAGACCGGCGCGGGCATGGCGGTCAACCAGACGGGCGGCAACCTCGTCATCACGACCGGCACGACCGTCAACTCCGAAACGGTCATTCGCTCGAAGCTGAAGTTCAAGGGTGCACTGCTGGCTCGCTACAAAGCGATCCTGTCGCAGCGGATCGTCAACCAGATTTTCCGCTTCGAGTTGGCCGATCTGGTCGGCGAGGGCTTGAGCTACACGATCAACAGCGCCACGAGCGTCACCGTCACCTTCCCGACGACGAACCCGTTCACAGCGGCTAACGTCGGTCAGTCGATTCGCCTT